CTGCGTAAAGTTTTTTATGCGTTTCCACTAACTGAGGACCTATATGTTTAGTAGCTGTCATACGTTCATGTCCTCTTAGAACGTGTCGCTCAAAGCCAACAGTTAAATCTAGTGTGTTACCTGTTAGCACACTATTAACACACTTGTCAGCCATTATCTCGTGATTGCTTTTTATCATATGATTGTAACGTGTATCAATGCCATCGCTATACCATTGCTCGTCATCTTTCTCTGATACAAACTCTGCGTTGCTTACACTACCAGTCATATCGCCATACACTTTTATTATGTCTGTGTAGTCTATGTCTACTGTAAAGCCTGGTATTAGCAGTAGTGTAAATCCTATATTACGTTTAAGTTCTTTGAGCCAAGCTACCTGTTGCTCCACTCTAAATGAGTCTAGTTCGTCTCTTTGTAAGTAATTCACGTAACCCATAACAGCATCTACGTGACCCTTTTCGTTCTCTGAGGCGAAGTTATCCCAGTTTGCAATACGATAATTGGATAGTTCAGGCTTGTCTTTAAAGAACCAATACCTATATGGACTTGTTAATACAACTACAACTATATCATCTTTAGTAAGTTTATCACGTTGCTCTTTGACTTTAGATAGTATCCATTCGTTGCTACAACCAATGATACTGTCGTTAAGCATAGCATCTACTCGTAGCTTACTTGCTAACTGTCTTGTCCAAGTCCAGTCTGTCTTGTAGTCTACTGTAAATGAATCACCAAAGATGTATAGTGTTCTCATTAGTAACTCGCATATATCACAAACAGTATACAAGCAATGAATCCTGCAACCAATACATGATTGCCAAGGTTCAACCAACTTGTTCCTACTGTGTGACTGTTCTTCGGGTCTATAAATTTATTTTTCATTACCACCATCCTATTGCTTTTGCATTTCCTAATATAATCATAACACACGTTAGTATGTGTAACACAATCCAAAACGTTCTAGCCGCTAAGGCCTTCTTTACGTCTTTCATTGATATTGGTAGGAACTCTGGTTTGTCTTCATCATTGATACCGATCGGCATACCAACTGTTCGAGCCCACGTTTTTAGAAAACGTCTCTGTCCGCTCATATGTTACTCCTCTTCGTCGTTGCCTAAGTTAGCTAAGAATGATCTTAACTTTGTGCTGTCTGTCTCAGCTTTGATTGGTTTTACTATTTCACCTTGTGTCGGTTCTTTTGGTGTATCAGGTTCCTTGTCCTGTGTTACATTTGAAGTTCTCTTTAGTCCTGCCATAACACTTGCAGTTGTTGATTGTCCATAACTGTTATCTTCATCTTCTGCAAGATCAGTAATACGTAAACAGTCTATGTTAAATTCTAAATCTATCTTTGCACCTACACCTGAACTACTTCTAGTTTTCATTAACTGTATTTGATATCTACCACGTTCACGCATAGCTCTACTTGTAAAGATACCTATAACATTATCAGCAGTTTGTATCTTAGATAAACCACCTGCAATATGCGAATGATCAAATTCTATTTCTTCAACACTTGCTCTGTTCAACTGCGATGCAGTTACAAATATACATTGTAGTTCCATTGCCAAGTTTCTAAGTTCTTCAGATACAAACTTATCTTTAACAAACAAATCACTTGGACTTACTTTCTTACTCATTGGCATCAACAAGTCTAAGTAGTCAATCAATAGTACATCAATCTTTCTGTTGTTCTTAACTTCATATTCTTTTACAAAACTTCTAATATCATTTGCAGTCTTACCACTTGGCATATACTTAATCTGCATACTACCAGCCTTCTTGCCAATCATCTTGACTTTCATTTCAACTGTATCTAAATCTCTAAATATTTCTCTGCTTGGAATATCAGTCATCATACTATCTATTCTCATAGCAACTAAATTCTCACTCAACTCTAATGTTAAGTATACAACGTTCATTCCATTCAATGCCCAGTTACAACCTAAGTTTGCAAGGAACAAAGATTTACCTGCACCAGATCCACCTGCAAATATATTCAACTCTCCTTTGTTGAATCCACCAAACAGTTTCTTATCTAAGCTCTCCCAACCTGTGCTTACTTGTCCGTTGTTATCTTTTAATCCCATAAGTCTAGCTTTAGGATCTGCAAAGTAATCTATACCTAAGTCTTTCTGTAAACCTATCTGTACTGCATCTTTAATTTTAGTTTCAACTGGACCATACTCACCTTTCTCAAGCAAGTCTGCACTTTCTAATATTGCACGTTCTAATGCTTTGTGTCTACTAAATGTTTCAAAGTCGCTCAACAACCAATCATAGTGTTGTTCATTAAGTCCTGTTGGAACTTCTAGTTTAACTTGCGTACAAGCACTATTAACAATCTTTTGTGTAGGAAGTGTGTTGTGTTCTTCAACAAAGTCTTTAATAAACTCTGCTGACTGTTGTAATCTTCTATCAAAATTCTGTGGATCAAAGACAGCCTGGCAACGCACATAAGTCTGTGCATCACTTAACATTATCTCTAGATATGTTTTTTGGATATCGAATCCGTAGTCAGTATTTTGTTTCATGCTTTATTATACCATATTTTTTCATCAAAGTCAATGTGTTTTTCGTCCATTGCCAAAACTGCACCAATGCAACTTCCAGGATCACCTGGATTCTTTGGAACGTATATGTAGTTCCAATTCTTTTCAATTTGATTTACTGCTACACTATTTAAAGCACAGCCTCCTGTTAATATTAAATTACGACTTGGTAAGTTTTCTAAACACCATTTGCTATTACTTTTGAGTATCAATTCAAAAGCAAATTGAGTAGCATTAGCTAATCTTTTCATATCACTTTTAGTAGTAAGGTCAGTCTTGTACCAACTTGCACCTCTGTGTAGATTATGTTTGAACTTAACGCCTGGCTTTGATCCATCTAATGGTCCATCAATAAACGTACCAATAACATCATTAACAAGATGTAAGTTTTCTGTTGTGCTTATATCATCACCTGCAGGTGCAACTTTATATTCTTCTGCATTAGGTTTGAATCCACAACGTTGCGTCATAGCACTATAAAATAATCCTACACTATGCGGATAGCCTTGTGAATGAATCTGTGTTAGTTTATCTCCTTTACCTTTCCATATAGTAAACGTTTCAAACTCGCCTATTGAATCCAAACACATTATAGTTGCGTTGTCTAGTCCACTAGTATAGTAACCATATGCGGCGTGTGACTTATGATGTTTAGCATACACTATAGGACAAGTTATGCCCCACTTCTTAAGATACTCTTTGATATTATTTTCTTTGTATAGCCAACCTTGTCCTGCTCTCCACTGTCTAAGAGTTTTCAAGAAAGGCTTTTCATACCAAACAACTCTATCAGGTGGACCATAGCTTTGCCTTGCGGCTTCTATCTGTGTCCAACTAAAGTCCGGATCATTAGGAACGTCAGAAAAGTCTTTGCTTAAACAAGCCCAGACAAGTTTGTCATTAATGAATACGGCCAATGACGCATCGTGACTGTTTCCTACCATTCCCCAAGTTACCACTATCTTGTCTCCTTGATCTTATCTGCTAATCCGTATGCTACTGTTTCTTCAGCACTCATAAAGTAATCTCTATCCATGTCCTTCATAAAGTCATCATATGTTTTACCTGCTGTGTTGTGTTTAACATATAGCTTTGTTAAGTTTTCTTTTAGGTATTGTATTTCCTTATAACGTATTTCAATATCACTTGCCATACCTTTTGCACCGCCACTTGGTTGATGAATCATTGTACGTGCATTTGGTAACAGTATACGTTTGCCAGGAGCACCTGCTTGGGCTAAGAATGATCCCATTGAACAAGCCTGTCCTAATACAATCGTGCTAACATCACACTTGACAAATTGCATTGTATCGTAAATGCTCATGCCACTTGTAATAACACCGCCTGGACTATTAATGTAGAAGTTAATATCCTTATCTGCGTTTTGACTTTCTAAGAAAAGCATTTGTGCAACTACAACGTTTGCACTATGGTCTTCTACAGGACCATTCAACATAACAATCCTATCTTTTAATAGACGGCTGTAAATGTCGTATGCTCTTTCTCCTTTGTTGGTAGACTCGACTACCATAGGTATAAGATTTGACATCTATTGTTTCTCCTTTATCATTGTATAAATTTTATGTAACGTATAAAACCAAACACCATTGATGGCTGGCTCAACTAACGCAACAGCACCAGCTTCCCATAAACTTGCACCAGTCATTAAACTTACAACAGTCATAGCAATTACGATATGACCCATTGTATAAATGATAGCAAGACTTAGAGAAGAGTTTCCTAGCTTCTTTGCTACGTTAAATATTCCTTCACTAAACTCAGTCATTGTTCCTCCTTTCCTAAAACATACCCATAACGTTAAAGCTCATGCTAACACGAGTCACGTCACTTTTAAAAGGATATACTGTGTGTTTAAGGCCTGCATGAAATAATAAAAAGTCTCCTGTCTTAGGAATAATTTTATGCGTTCCATTTACGCCAGTTACGTCTGGGCCATATACAAATTCAATTTGACCTGGACAATTCATATTAGTATCTTTCGTATATTCTTCGTTTGCAATTTCTTCTGGTACATTAATGTAAACTACACTACTAATCATACCACTGTGGCTATGTATAGGATTAAATTCATTTGCAGTTTGAAAGTTAATCCAAGGGCCTGTACCTAAATTAAAATGCTTTTCATTAAAGTCTTCCTCAGGCATATTGTCATTAATCAAATGACTTCTAAACCTTTTGTTCTCAAACTTTAAATATTTTCTAACGTGTGGTTCTATAAGTCCCATAAATTTCTCCTGGTCACATATAATACCAAGTTGATCTTTTATGTTACCTGCAAGATCATTTCCAACATTTTGTCTTGCGACATAAGTTTCGTCAGCAACTGTTTGAAGATATTTTACGTCTTCATCAGTTAGCTTACCGTGATATATAGTTGGACCAAATGGTCTTACAAACTCAGACATTAGTGCTTTGTAGGTCCTTTCATTTCCTCTACATCATCGCGACCTAAAAATATAGCCTCCATGATGTCTTCGTAGTCTTCTGGTTTAAGTGCCGTCTTATAAATTTTAATTGCTTGGGCACACATTACACCTGCAATCTCTAGCGGATCATAAAGAGTATCTTTGTCAGATAACATTTCGTTAACTTTGGACTCAATAATTCTATATGCTTCTTCTGTTCTATCTTGTGACATATTTTATCCTACTTGTATATAAATGGGTCCTTCTTCTGTAACTCTTTGATTCTCTTCTTGAACTTTCTACGTTCCTTCCAATTTTCAAAGAAGCCAGTAATTTTGGCCCATAAGTTTTTTAACCAAACCATTTCTTACTCCTTAATTTAATTTTTAATTCTGAATCTTCTGTGCTTGAAACTATTGTATGAAGTGTGTACATTCTGCCATACTTGATTACTGCGTCATTAACGTCCTTGACATCCTCAGTCCAATCTGGCATACTTACTGACCAACCTAATTCTATTGCTTGTTCCATTAATTTAAATCCGTTATCATCACGATCCGGAACTAGTATTACTTTCTTATTTAACGCATTTATGGCCAGGGCCTGTTGATCTTTGACTTCACTTCCTAGTAGTGCAACACCGTCTACACCAATAGCATCAAACGGTCCTTCAACTACAATACAAAATATTCTTTTGTAGTTCTGAGAATCTAAATTAAACACATAGCCTGGTTGTTGCTCACTCATATACTTTGGACTTCCGTCATTAACTTTACGTGCGGTCCAACCTACAATTCTACGTTTGTTGTTATCAAATTCTTTATGATAAAACGGAACTATAAGTCTATCCTTGTAACCAATTTTAGGTGTCCAATGAAAGTTATAGTCGTCTAAATATATTTGTCTAGACTTCATATACTCTAATACTTTAACTAGATTTTCATCCATGCCACTTGACTCTAATGCTTTCCAATCATGCCAATCATTAATTGGTCGAGCACCTTCGGGCAGTTCTTTGTCGACGAACTTTGGAAGTTCTACAATAGTTTGATTGAAACCTTTAGTCTCATTAAACTGTAAAACTGCCAAAGCCAATTTAGTAATTGTATCGTCTGAAGCACCTAGCCATTGTAACAATAATTTCATCTTGCCAGATAGCTTACGGCCTGTCTGCCAAGAAGCTTTGAATCCACAGTTAAAACAATGATAGCTTACTCCGTCTTGAGTTTGGTTCTTTATTAATCCTCCACGTTGTCTTTGGTCTTGAGTAGTCCCATTGTGATGACAGCATGGAGCATTGAATGAAGTCCAACCAGATGGAGTTGTTTTCCGTTTACTGGGAAGGTGGGCAATTATTGTATCATAAACTAGACTACTCATACTATTATTATAGTATAAAACGTCTACAAAGTCAACTAGTTTCTTACCAGAACTTTATCTATTGTGCCGTTTGTTTTTTGATATTGGACACGTAAATGACTGTACACACCGTTGAAGTTTATATACTTTGGAGTGCTAGGATTGGATAAAGATAATGTTCCAACAGTACCCCAATATGTACTTCCTGTTATTGTGTTGTCCAATGTTGCTTGTACTAAAACATCACCAGTAAAGTCAGTTGAATATACTGCCGCAGTATGTAATGCTTCGTTACCATTCTTAGCCGGTTCGGCTGTGATTGTTTCACTTACATAGACGTCTGTACCTACGCCTGTTTCAGTAAACGTTTTAATGTTGTAAGTATCTGCTGGACCAGGAAAAGCATCACCTTCAACTTTGATCGTACCTTGTGCACCATATTGACTATCTGCATAGGTAAGTGTTTTGTCTCCACTTGTCGCAACCATGTAAACATTGTAGCTACAAAACTGTCCTTGTACGTTTAAAAGATCATTCTCAGTTACTGTTACTGTGAACTGTCCTTTAAAACTTGGTGTTGTTGTTTCTTTAATAGTTCCGTCACGTTCAACGATCATCTTATTGTTTGCGTCGAACATAACAAACTTAGGCGTGTAAGTGTTTAATATACTTACAGGCTTCTGGTCTGGATTCTTAATCTCAAAGGTCAAGACATTATCTATCCCTCTGTAGACTTTCATTGTTCTCTGGTACACTGGTCTATACTCCGTTATGTTGTTAGTCAGATCTGCTATGAGTACTGACTTATTGGTTGCTAAATATCGATATGTTAACTGCATATACATATTTATCGAGATCATGTTACTAAAAGATATAGAAACAAATTTCCCCTTTTTAAGCATCGTACAGTACGGTGGGAACGAGTATGTTGGTATTATAAACAACCAGGATAACTTCGTTACTAGTATGTACGTATACACTATGCTACGATCAGATGAGGAGAAGAAACACTTCATTGACATGGGTGAAGTATGGTGGTTTGAAAGCAACCGTACAATACCTATTAGCATATTTCTTCCTAAAGAGTTTGACCTGTTTAGGCATTGTCTAGTTACTATGAACAGCAAGGACGTAAAGGTTACAACTGGTCCTGTAGTAAACATAGGCAACTTGTCAATTAAACGCATCAAACGTAAGAGTGTTCAATTAATGAGAAAGCCAAAAGAAAAATGAAACTAGTAGTAGCAGGTTGTAGCTTTTCAGATTACTTAGAAAAAAATAGCTATACATACGGAGAACAGTTAGCCGCGTTCTTAGGTAGGGAGTATGTACATGAGGGCGCCGGCTCAGGATCCAATTGGCGTATATGGCGTACAGTTGGAACTATGATACACAACAACACACTTGGTCCAGATGATATAGTAGTAATACAATATACTAATACTGAAAGACAAGAGTTTTGGTCACAACATCCACCAGACAGACCTAATGTGTACAATGGAGTAAAACGTAGACCGTTACGTGAAGCTGGCCCAGAAGGTGGTAGCATCATTAGATACAAAAGCCAATCACATACTTGGCTTTGTAAACCTTTTCCTAAGGAAGGTAGATTTGTAAGAAACTATGAAGAAAGACACGTGTCGGAAGAGTTTTGTAAACAACAATTCCTAGCACACCATACAATGTTTATGAGTGCGTTACGTGATAAGAAAATTAAAACTGTGTTCTTACGCAGTCGTATAAATCCTTTCTTTGATTTAGATCAGGATCACGAATTTAATTCTTATAAGGAAGCAGATGAAGATCTATTTAATAAAGAACACTATTATGAAGAAGGCGATCCATCTCATTTAAATGACAAAGGTCATTATAATCTTGCAAGAAAACTTAACAAGCATATTAAAGGTTTAGGTTGGAAATAATTACTTACGTAGTTTTTTAACTAGTAGTGGTAAGTAAACGCATACTGCAACCACACTCCAGAATGTTGCTAATACTGTTGCATATAATTTCCAATTAGCAATATCTATCATGATTCCTAAACTGACACCACCTATCCATACGTAGTCAAGTGTTGCGTGAAACTTCTTCCACTTCGCACCATACGTTGCAATAAGATGATCTCTTTTGTTAGCGAACCAAGGGTGTACGTGTCGCATTATGACGAAACCTTCATTCAACACCATCACGGTGAATCCTATCCAGAATATCATTTGTACCTCTTCGGACTTAACTTGGGTCTATAGTGTTGTGCCTTGAACAGGCTGTTGTGAATAAACTGAGTCACTTTGTTGTGCATTGATCGATGGTCGCCTACCAACACTTCCATTTCATAATCTTCTCTCTTGAAAGGGATCACTTGACATATAGGCATACCGTATTCAAATGTTATTTCTTCACCCATAGGTGCAGTAAAGAAACTATTAATGTGTGCTTCATGATATAAATCTGTATCTATTATACCATTCATTATTTCTAAATTCTTATGCTTGTTATAGTAAGGTGCAACAAACATACAACTATATCCTGGAGGAGTTTTTACAAACCAAGGATTCATAAACTTAAAGCTACCATGGAATGTATCAGCTTCAAAAGGATAAGCATTCATCTGTTCCATAGGGTGTGTACTAGCACCAAACATACTTTGTTGTCCACCTGGCATTCTCCATCTGATACCTTGTGGCTGTTCATGTGTTTCAGGTACACGTACTACTTTGTAGTCGCACCATAAAGGTATTACATAACCTTGATTAAGAACATCTAGTATACCAGGACAACTTTTTACAGTCTTAGGTCCGCCTCTATCTTCTAGTTCTTGTGACATAGGAACTTCAGGAGTCTTTTGTTTCTTAAACCATTCAGGCCAAAACTTACTCGCTGGTACGGGTGGCAAACTTTCTTTAAGTTCTTCGTAGTTAGTAAAGAATGTTACTTTAGTTGGCTTCATATAGTTGTTCACATATTAAATTCATTTGCACGACTATTGCGTGTGCGTATGCTACTGCGTGTGCTTTCTTAAAGAAGTATTCACCACTACTTGGCTTTGTCCAAACTTCCTTGTGTATCGCCTCCCAAGAGCTGTCTTGCAGATATCTCTTTGCGGGTCTTATTATTGCCAGTGTCGCCGCTAGTTCCAGTATCGTCTTCGGCTTCAGTTTTTTTAGTAGGGAGCTGTGTTCTCCTACGTGAAATAATTTGCTTGTGAATTCTGCTTCTGTGAGTAAATCCCATAATGGTTCCTTTGTCATAAGTTTAGTAAGATGCTCTTCATCTTTTATATCTTTATACAGACTAACATTAAGAAAGTCTAGTTTAAAGTATCCTCTATCCTCTGCCGTCTTATGATCTAAAGTAGATAACATATCAACAGGATTGTGCGGAACTTCCGTTACATATACTCCTGTGTTATGTTTCTTTTTTGTATCTAACCTTGCTACACGATGCTTTAACTTATCAAGTATAACATCTCTATCAGCAAAGTCTATATCTATATCTGGCATTATAATCCTGCTTCTTTAACAATCTCTTTTACTAATTCAATATCTGCTACGCCTCTTTTAAAACGCATAGCCCAATGGTTAGGTTGCATAACATGATATACAATCTGTAGTTGTTCATCATTAAACTTGCCTAACATTTCTTTTCCGCTCTTACAATTTAATATTAACCATGGACTTACTTTTCCATCTTTAATATCTTGACAAGCACGATTCAAACTAACATAGTTAAAATAATCTTGCCATCTAGCTTCTTTATCTTCACCCCAGTCCATCATAGTTTTTACACTACGTTCTAGTGCAGTTTCAACACTTTCTTTTAATATTAACTCTAGTGCATAACGTTCATACATTTCATCTCTGCACCAATGATCTAATCTTACTCCGCTTGTAACAACATAGTCAACATACTTCTCTGGATACAAAGGACGTACATTGTTTACAAATGATCCAAACTTTACAAATGCGTTATAGTATGGGCTATCACAAAACTGTTCATACGTTTTATTCTCTTTTGCTTTCTGACATAGCTTATAGAATCTATTGAATGTCAAGTAGCCAAGTTGTACACGTTTCTCATCTTTCTGTAGATGTCTACGTTTCTTTTCACACATATGAACTGCTAGAGTTTTCTCTCTTGTAAAACTCGCTCCACAGTATCCGCAAGTATAAGGTTTAGAGCTTGACATCTTTCTTATCCATCCCGAGGTCTTCTGCGTATTGTTTAAGTTCTTTTGTTGTAGATAATTTAGCAAGTAAGTCTACCTCATCTTCTTTCATATTAGGGAACATACCCTTTAAAAATTTTATTACTTTTACGTCACCACTCTTTTGTTTTAGTCCTTGCCAAACGTGTTGTTTGCTAGAACTTTTTGCATTGTGTAGTGTGCATAACAACTGCCACTGTAGTTTTGGATGTCTAGTACCTAACACATTCCAATTCTTATTGTAGTTTTCATTAGTTAGTACCACAGCCAATTCCTTTGCTTCTCTTGTACCTGCAACGGAACTAGCATAACGATTGAGCAACCAAAAGTTAATTTCTTTGCGTTCTTCTTCTGTCCATTCGTCAAATGCACCTTTGCCATTCATATCCATGGCCATGAAGATCTCATTCAGCGGTAGTTTTCTTTTCTGCTTCATCTTTAATAGTATACCATATTGTGAACAATTTGTCAAGTGTTTTTTTGAGTGTAGGGTATTCTTTTGATGCTTTCATCATTTCTTCAAATTCCCAATGATCAAATAATTCCATTTGTCTTGGGTCACTGCCACCTACTACCCATCTTGGTATTTTGTTATGTGGCGGGTCTCTATATCTTGCATACACGGTTTCACCATTTCTTTCGTAAATTAATTTTTGCCCGGGGATTAGATTGCCCATTGGACTCTCCTAAAGTAAAAAGAAAGGCCCCGAAGGGCCTTTACTTTGTTAATATTATTTCTTAGCTACCTTGTTTTTTAAGTAAGATAGTAATACACCATATGCTGGTAGGAATACAACTAGTCCTACAACAATTTTAGTTAGTGTATTGTTTTGTGCAACGATGTGCCAGTTCTCACCGATCCAAGTTAAGTTGCCTTCAGCATCTGTAGAGCCTGCGAACGCAGTAAAGAAAAATGCGTAAGTGTCAATGACGTTAGCCGCAATAGTTGAAATTGCCGGAGCCGCCCACCACATATCTGTATACTTTTCTCTAATGTGTTGAAACACATAAACGTCAAGCATAGTACCAATTGCGTATGCAGTACCTGATGCAAGACCAACTCTGTATGCGTGTTCATCGCCTAGTGCTAATAGTACTAACACTGAAGCAACGATAGCCGGAATGATTGCCATTGCAACAACGGCCCTTCCTGCTTCTTTACCAACTAACCTTACAGTTAAGTCAGTTGCAACAACTACGATCGGAAATGTAAACGCCGCGGCCGCTAATGGAAAACTACCAAACAATGGTAATTCTGCGCCGGGGAATAAATCAAATCTAATTGTTACTAGGTAATTGGACACAGCAATAACCAACGTGTGTAAAATTACCAGTTTAGTGACAAGTGCTTTATCCACACCGTCTAGTAGTTTTGAGAACATCCTGTTCCTCCTTTTGTTATTTTACTTTTGTACCAACAGTACGTCTAACTATGTCATCATGGTTAAACTCTGCCCAGTACAGTTCAAAGGCAACACCGTCTTCGATACCTTCAAATTGATGAACCTTACCAGGCTTAACCTGAGTAAATTCACCTGCACCAAGAATGGTTTCATCTACCAAACCATCTTGATCATCTTGCCAAACCCTAACAATCATCTTGCCGGATTCAACAAAAAAGCCATTCCACTTGTAGCGATGTTCGTGTTCACTACATTTAAATCCTTTCTTAAACTCTATGCGATGGAACTCAAGAACTCCATTTGCATGAATAAGTTCTGTTTGTCCCCATATCTTTCCTGCTTTCATCATTACTCCTAATCTTGAAACGCAAATAACTTCTCAACAATATGTCCGTCAATGTTTACATAACGTCTAATGTGTGAAGGGTTTTCTCTTGGCGTAACACCATGTAAGCTGTCTACTGAATTTAAAAAACAAACCATAGTGTTGCGTCTATAAGGTACGTGATCTACAACTTCAATATCTTCTGATACTGCTTCACGTCCTGTTACTCTACGCCATTGTTTACCTGCTGTATTTCTATAAATGTTTAGTCCACCGTCTTCGCCTGTGTCTTCTGGTTTCTTAAAATAAAACAAACAAGCAAATAACTCTTTTGATTGATCTACGTGTGGTGTACGTATGTGTTTATGATCTATTGCGTTCATTACAAATTGCAATTCCATTCTTACTGTTGATCCTACAGGACTCTTTCTAGGACTAACGTCCGACCGTATATACTTTGTGTATAGGTCTTCTGCAAATCTACCCTTAGGATATAAGTCAGTCATTGGCTGTCTAAATGCACGTATAAGTTCATCTTTATATTGTTTGCTTGTATGGTATGCGGCAAAGTCACGCCATAAAGGACTTACTACGTTTTCATAATCAAACTCATGTTGTTGATAACGCATAGTACCAAAGCCGTGTGTTTGACCTTTAGTGCAGGCCTGCTCTGGATATTCTCTTTCTAATCTTTCATATAAGTCCCAGGGCAATACCTCTGGAATGTATATGTACGGAAACGGATCCGTCTTCAGATTTTCGGGTTTGAAATTTTGTAATACACTTAACTGACTCATTTATATCTTTCACTTATCTCATCGCTGGTGATGTTTTCTCCCGCATACAACTCCTGTTGCGGAATTTGAAAGGCGTTGTTATTTTTCTTCTTCATAATAGCAACAACCATAGGATCACGTTCCCAAGTATCTAATTGGAAGTCGTGTCTATAACCTTTGTATCTACGTAATGCAGTAACCTTACACTTCTCAATCTTTTGTCCATCGCTAGTTCCTATCCATAGTCCTAGCAAGTCATAATCATTTTGATGTGCTAAACAAGGATACAAGTTAGGCTGTGTATTCCAAAAGCCATGATCAACCCAACGATAAAAAGGAAGTACGTGAATCATATATCCGCCTACCTTTGTTAAGTCGTGCATATTTTTATATACTGTGTATTGATTGAATACGTGTTCTCCTGTACCATTGTTGGTTACAAGATCAAACTGTTTAGTGTAGTTGTATTGTTTGCTAATGTCTGTATTAAGATCCATTGCTATTGCATCTTTTTCTGTGTTAACATCAATAGCAACATACTCGCTAAAGCCTAATGCAAGAAAAAAGTCTTTGGTAGATGTAATAGTTTGATTGTGTATGTTTAATCTATTAAACATAACAGCTCTTGCTTTGTTATTCTTTATGCGTTGATTACCAAGTTCACAAACTGTAGGACCGCCTTTTGTTCTTAGGTCGTCAACCACAGTATCTATAGCAGTTGTAATTAGATTAGTAAACGACATCTACTTCTCCAATACAACAATATACTTATTGTTTGGATGAACTTTACCTTGTTTATCTGTTCTTGTTTTTTCTACAAACTCATGATGAATAAACTTGATACCAGGCATATTCGTTTCAATTTTGTCTTTCCACCAACCTGGTGTTTCAACAATTAAGTGTGCGTTACGTCCGTCTGGTAGAAACTTTTTAGCAGGACTTGTAGCAATAATTAGGAAGGCATTCTTACTAAATGTTTCGTGTATATCTCTTAATACGTTGTCAAGAAAGACAGGTTCGATATGTTCTAAGACGTCAGTACTAATAAGCATATCGAAAGGTCCAGGTTGTCTTTCTTGAAATGCAGGGTGTCCTGGATCCCAACCTACTGCATTTATATCTTTGTAATTCTCTCTGAGTGCTTGTACCACTCCGCCCTTACCACAACCATAATCAAAAATTGATTGAGGCTTAAATTCTTTTAACCATTTTTCAATTGCCTTTAATCCTTTTGCATCTCCAAAAGATGCTTTTTCATCGTGTAACTGCGACAACTGATGAACGTATTCTTCACTAATCGTTTTCATTTAATCTACCTTCCTGACGTTTTTTATTCCTTATTGACTTGCCATAACTTCCAACGGAACTTATGTTTGTAGTATTTAATCTATTCATTTCTTGATCGCTCACGAGCTGGCATTTAACTTCAATTGGCTTTTCTGACATTGGAATTAATTGCAACCAAGGATCTCCAGTATTGATTTTTGTTTCTGTACCATGCTTAATCATTATGTTATTGAGTACTGCGTGTTGATGTTTGTATTCAATAATACCAGGTACACCCCAATATGCAGTTGGCTCTTTAAGATGCCATTCAGGTTTTATCCACAACCATTTTACACCTGTGGATTCTTTTATTAACCAAGGACTACCAACTTTGACGTGTGCATAGTCTGGCTTGTGGAAAGTCCAATCTTGTTCATCATGTGGTATCAATGCAGTATGCTCTGGAAACACTCTTTGATCCAGTCTACCCATTTTGTCAGCTTTAAGATGTAGCTCACACCAACTAGGAAATATAACACCTTGCTTTAGTATTTCATTAATAGCAGGACATTGTTTCATGCTACTAATTGGTACAGGACTTCCGTCTGTATGTAAATTTGTATGTGTTCTCTGAGCTGGTAATGTCTTCCACCATTCAGGAATAAAGTTCTTTGCCAACGTAGGTTGACACTGATCCATTACGTATTGTTGGTTAGTATATACTTCTAATACTATCTTATCAGATGAGTAATCCATAATCTATCATTTCGCTTTGTCTTGATATGTCTTTTATAAACCAAGCACATAGTGGTTCTTTACCTTCTGTAATTGGCACACCAAGTAGTTGTCCGTTTTTAGTTTTTGGGAAATACCATTTCATATCATTATAGAAATTAGTAATTTTAACTTCTCCCCAATTCATAGTGTAGCTTGATAAAGGATTGAAAAGAAATGCTTCAAAGCCTCTGTCATTCAAACTAGTTAAAGGTAGCACTTCAATATCTCCTCCACCTTCACTATCGCCTACTGCTAGGTTCCAATCTACAGGCATTGTAATTTCTTTGCCATTTATTTCTAATACCATTGCAGGTGCATTAAAACTTTCTAGGAAAATTAAAGGCATAAAATAAAAGTCTGGCTCTTTAGGATTGCTATTGTCTAGCACACTAAAGCGGACGTCTTCTGTTAGTTCCTCTGGCAAGTTATTCAGATGAAACGTTTCATTCTCTAGGGTTAGTATTCTCATTTGCGTTTTTTATCCATTATTTGTTTAGGCGTAAGTTTGCCTGTATCAGGATCAAGTTTTGTTAGTCTACAACTAAACAAATTCTTTGGTCCTTTATTAGTTACTATAACGGGTTGACCTTTTGCATCTATCTGTATGTCTTTGATCTTAGCACTTACATTTCTAAAACGTCCTACTTGTACTTCGTCGCCGACATTTATTTCTACTGTAAACTTTTTCATGACCAGTCAACCTTTTCTAAGGTGAAAGGATACTCTGCTTCTTTGTAAAACTTTTTACGAGCTGTGAGGTGCCGCTTCGCATATTTGCACGAACTAGTTAAGTCCCATATTTGTACGAAGTCCTTGTCTTCGGCTTTTCTTATGCCTCTACCTATTGATTGTATTACTCTTACAAAACTCTTGCCAGGCTCGATAAGTACGAGATTGAAAATGCGAGGTATATTAATCCCCACACTAGCGACTCCATATGTTGCGATAAGCACTTTGTTAGTTGCTTCTTTAATTTCATCATATTGCTCTTTACGATCTTTTAATTTAACATCACCCTTAATAAAAACAGAATCGGGTATTGCTTCTTGGAGTTGTTCTCCAGCACTAATTCTATCTACAAGTATTAGGGTGTTGCCACTATCCTTAATGTTGTTACACATCTTGGCCAAGTATTTAACTCTTTCCTTGTTTGTTACAAGATATTTGAGTTCCTCTTGATAAGAGTTGTATACATTTGTATCAAGCAGTTGTACAACGTTTACATGACATTTAGACAGTACGCCTTTGTCTTGTAATTCTTTTGCACTGATTTGATTAATGACAGGTCCTATACTTGCAAGTATGCTTTGAAATTCAAACTGTTCTTTAGGTATAGTTCCTGTTAAGCCCCAACGTATGGGTGCGTTTCTTAAATTTTGTGTTAGTAATTTTTTTAATACATCTGCCTTTGCTTGGTGTACTTCATCGATAATAATTGTTTGCACACCATCTAAAAATTCAGCTAGTGTTAGTTTTGCCTCTCCGTCTTTTGTTTTCTTGTCAAGTATGTTTAAACTTTGCCAAGTACAAATTGTGTGTGTTTTGCCTAGTTCTTTTCTGTCTCCAAAGTATACGCCGACATCTAATCCGACGTTTACATAATCTTCTTCTGTTTGTGTTACAAGTGATTTGTTTGGTACAATAACAAGTGTTCTACCTATCTTCTCGCATAAGTGCGATAGTGTAGCAGTAATAATTGTTTTACCTGCACCAGTGGCAACCTCTTGTAAGCATTGTGGAGTATCAATAAATTTATTAATAGTTTCCACTTGGTAATCACGTAATACGATTGGTTCACCTTCTGCTGGGTGACCTTTGGGCCAAGTCTTACCTGCCCAATAGTTTTCATCTATACTATCAAATGTAAGGTCATGTTTCTCTCTTTGATCAACAATGTCCGCTATTTCAACACCTGCATCAACAAGTGTGTTTACAATGATATCAAGATGATTAACGTAACCAGTACCACCAATTCCGAAAAAAGCCACAGTTCCATCCCATCTCCCTAATTTGTATTGAGGAAGATAACGTGCATAGGGTACCTGGAACTTCAGCTTATTCGCAATCTTGCGTCTGTATTCAACAGGTAAATTTTCTACCTTGACGTTAACTTCATCTTGTATTATTATTCTACAACTTACCATTATATTATATCTGCCTTCATATATCCATAACTATAATGAGGACTTGCGTCATCATCATATTGTATAATAAGATCATGATTACTCACATAACTGTCAATGTTATTAGCAATTTTTTTACTGCCTATTGTGAGAATGCCTTTTGGTCTAAACCCTGATTTCATTAAAGGTTTAGGAATCTTATTATTACTAATATACACTATTTTTGTCTTTTTGTCAACAATATTATTTAATCCCTGACTCTTGACATATTGGTTAAATTGCATAGCTTCATTACCCATCTTACTGTCCAATCTAAACATAACGGACATTTGTTCTTTGGGTATGTAGTTTCTTAATAGATTATGATACTGTGTAACTTCGTTGTAGCCTTGTTTGGCATCAATAAGAATTAAAATAGGATATCTTTCTAATTCATCAAGGGCTTTGAGTACTGTTGCCATATCCCATTTGCTTTTATCTACACAAATAAGACTTGATTTACGATTGATCATTGCTTTAGTTAATGTGTCTTTGTCGGCCATACTTTGTACTAATGCACTATCGTCAAAGTAATTTAATCCATAATAATATCTTCTATCATAAAATTTATACA